AAGGCTTTCTATTTCTAGTCTTTTTTTCCGCCATATTTCTCCCTCCATTTATTCATTCCAGCTAAAAAATTATATATTCTATCTAATATTTCACTTGTAAAAAGCGATAGCAAAAATACTATTAAAAACGTAATAATTATATATAAAAAATAATTCATTCTGGACTTTAATATTCTTTCGCAAAAAAATAAAAAAATCGGATGAATTAAATAAATATTATAAGTTTTTACTGATACAGATTTTATAATTCCTTTTACTTTGCCTAAAACTTTTTCCCCATCAAAAATATTTACAACATAATCATAAAGAAAAACTGTAGCTGTAAATACACTAAGTGAATGATAATCGTAAAAATAGTCAAAAAATTTTCCACTTGATTTTGTAAATATATAAGTTAAAAAGATTGTTAGTGACACTGCTATTAAAAAAACTGTATATTTTTGCCATTTTTTCATATTCAAAGGCTTTTCTGCAAGTAAATAGCCAATTAAGAAGTAACCGACATATTGCCCAGCTGGAGAATATATTTTTATATTTTTCTTAAAAATCACATTTAGAAATGGTACTAAAATCATAAATATTATCCACACAAAAACGAGATAATTAATACTTTTTCTATCAACTTTTGCCACAACTTTTCGTAAAAATGGAGTTATCAGATAAAGCGACAATATCATATAAATATACCACAAATGATAGTAAATTTTTCCTTGAAAAAAGTTTGAAAAAAAATTATTATAGTTTTCTTTCTGGAAAAAAATCGAAATTATAGTCTTATAAGTTGATTTTCTAAAAAAAACTGAAAATAATTCATTATCTTTAACATCTTTAAAAATTATTGTAAATATAAAAAAAATAACAGAATATACAAAAAACTTGGGCAGAATTTTTGCAAATCTTTTTTTAAAAAATATTTTCACATCCTCATCTTTTCTCAACAGAAAAAATCCACTAACCATAACAAATATCGGCACACACATTCTGCTAAATGAATCTGCAATATTTGCCATCATCCATCTATTTCCAGATATTTTCCCATAATTATATAACTCACTTGCAACAATATGAATAAATAAAACCATACTAATTGCAGTACATTTTAAAATATCAAAATTAAAAAATCTGTCCTTATTTTTTTCCATTCTATAAATCTCCAAATTTCTCAGATTCTTTCAATAAAACATAATTAATTTTACCATAGTTTAAGGTAAAAAACAATCAAAAAACTACGTAATCCATAAATGTCGATATTTCCGTATTTCAAATATACGAAAAAAGAAAAAATATTACTTAAAAATCCCTTAAAATTTACACGTATGTAACAAATATGTATCAAAAACACACTATATATTGTGGTTAAAACAAGTGATTGACCACAATATATAGTACACAAAAAAAGATAGCCATTTCTGACTATCCCAATAACTTACAAAAACAATTTCACAAGTTTTTTCTTGTTTTTCTTTATTGTTTCATCGCTTTTCTCAAATACTCCGAATCTGTCGAATCCGACGGTTATCATTAAAGCGATGAAGTTTGTGCTTATCAGGAGAATTAAATCTTCTGTCTTCGACTTCTCTTCTATGTAATCAAATACTTCTTTGTTGCTTTCGTTCTTCAGTTTACTCTGCAACAAGTTTAAATTTTGTCTTCTTTGATAGCCTCTTAATTCCAATATGATTACTGAATTTAAAAATATCAACGCAAACATTACGATTGCAAACTTTCTACTTCGGTGATATATTTTCATTTTTATCATCTCTCTTCTTGACGAATCCGAGCTTTTCCAATAAAAGTTCCAAAAATCCTGTACTGATACCATATCTTTTCTGATTTACTGTTTCTAGCAGAGCTTCTCCGAAAAATCCCAAGACAGGACTCCACGGATACAGAAACCCAGCTTTGAAATGCCCTACGACTTTGTTTAAAGATAGGGCAATAGCCATTGTCATTCCAGCAACAGCTATCCTTTTTATATATGGTTTCACTGGCTGGTTGTCTATCATTTTCTGTGCCACTACTCCAAATAGAACTCCTGAAAAGAACAGTATCAGGAAAAGTCCGTGATTATCTATTATTAACTTCAAATCTTCTATCATTAATTATGCTCCTTATATCCCTATTGCTGTTTTTTCTTCTCCAAGTATTTTGTGTATTATTTCATCCACATTTACAGTTTTTTCAAGTGCTTCAGCGCCTTTTAACAACAAATCCTCAGTGAATCTCTCAATATCATCAGGAATATACGGGTTGTTTATCTCCTGTGCTTTTTTTACAAATTCCTTAAACTTTCCAAAAAAGTTGTTTTTAACAGCTTCCAATTTTTCTATTCCTTTTTTAGCTCCAAAGATTATTTCCTTTTCTAGTACTTCTTTTCTAGTAAAATCTACCAACATTCCTATTAAAATTACTTGTAACTGTTTATCCATTTTTATCTCTCCCTTTTCTTGTTTTTATCAATATTATTTCTAACGTGGCTAACAAGCCCTACAATCAATTTTATCTTGTTAGCCAACCATTTTTAGCACTTGTGTTAGACTTATATCGAAACCATTTTTTTTTACTGCTTCAGTTCAAAATGTGGTGTATCATTCATTTTCCAGTTTCCGCCCCATTCGACGTTTATATTTTTAGATTTTGCAACCGCTAATATGTGATTTGCTATTAATTTTAATTTTTTTTCATCATATCCTTCATCAGATGTAAATTTTCTGTATGCTCCGTTTTCGATAACTCCACAAGGGAATATATCAACTGCATGTCCAAATCCATCTTCCTTGATTTGATGGTTTGATTTTGCTCTTTTTCCATCACAATTTGTTACAATTCTACCCGGCTTACTTCTTCCGATTTGGTATAATGCAAATTGTTCTTCTGCCGTTCTCGCTCCGTCTGTAATTCTGAAGTCATAAGGACTATTTTCTATTGCGACTTTCATAACTTCAACCAATTTCGGATGTACTTTTTTCATTTTATCCAAACTTGATTGAGTGAAAGAATATTTTTTATTCTCTGTTGCTGTATTTTCCTTGTCCCAATTTCTCAAATATTCCTCCTTTCTCTGAACTCTGTTTAACCAGCCTGTCAAAAATCTTTCTTGCGTTCTGTCAGCTTCAACTTTAGCTTTATAATAGATTCTTTGTAAGTTATGATAAACTTCTAAAAATTTTTCAGAATCTACCGTATTTAACGCTTCCAAAGTTTTATTTCC